AAGGATTTTACTTTGAAATCTTTTGATTTCAGATTATATGCGTCACCTAGCATGTCTTGTGATTTTTTGAGAAGTTCTGTCTTCCTCGCTAGTGTGTAAGGCGTTTTTGATAACCATTTTTCTACAGAAATATCCGTCTCAGGGTCTAGTGGGATGAAATTTTTTACTACAAAATCTCTTACAAAATTACTAAACTCTTCGGCTGGAAAGTTCCGTGCTGGTATATCACGGCCAAAACGGTACAAAGCCCCGACGAGGGCTGTATTTGGATCTGATGGATCCGGATGTGGCATGGCGGCGTCTTTTAAATGACAACCTAAGGAGGCCATCACGATTGGTCGAATGAACTCTTCCTTAACATGAATTTTGCAATTTTTAACTGTTGGGTCGAGTTTGATCTCTTTCCCTTTAACAATAAATTGACGATTCTTCAAGTCAAGGTGCGGCACATCTACTTCGTGTTCCTGGTAACCATACCATAATTTACGATTTTCTTCGGAGATTCGCAACTCCTCACCCTGAATGGGCACACGTCCTAGAGTGCCGCCACAGCCATTTTTAAATGACCGAACAGCAATTCACGACTATCAGTGCGATGTTTAATCGCCCATTTCAGATATTCGACGGTGTTTGCAACAACATTATGTTCCACAATCTCTTTGAGGCCCAAATTGACTGTATGACAGTTCTTTACGGCTTGTAGGATTTTTTGATGGATTACGTCATCGCGTTCAAGGGGATTTTGTAATGTGGGATTGGCCAAGACCTGGGAAAACAGCATGGCTGAAATATACATCTCGCTTTCATTGTAACAACCAAAACACCCTCGCTTGACCAATATACTGGTTATGGCTGGGTCTGTATGTTTTAAATCTGAAAGACTCTGAGCATCAGCACGTTGATCTGCCATTTCAACCTCGAGGTGCTTACCAGTCGGGGTGAAAACGACAACTTCATCTTCAAGTCTGAAAATTTCAGTGGGCTGCATATCAATCATTCCAGTGAAATTAACAATTGGATTGTTGACACGTTCATTATACGCATCAATCATAGGCCGAATGGCCACATCATTGGTAATATCGAAAACCGATTTCTTCTTCATTTGGAAGTTATCAAGGTCATTGGTTATAACGTCGACCAGCATCACAGTAGCACCGACGTCATTAATTATGAAGTTATCAGATTCATAAACGGCGGCATGGAGGTTTCTCGCACCTGCGTCCTGCCCG